AATGATTATTAGGTATCTTTCCAAGATATTTTAATGCCTCTACTGCTGAACAATATGCTCGTAAACCTGAAATGATTGCCTCTAAAGTTTATGGAGGTAGAATGGGTAATGGAGCTGAAGCTACTAAAGATGGGTATAAATTTAGAGGTAGAGGATATATTCAATTAACAGGTAAAGATAACTATACTCAATTTGATAAGGCAGTTCCTGAGGATATTTTAGCTAATCCTGATTTAGTAGCAACTAAATATGCTTTAATGTCAGCCGCTTGGTTTTTTGATAAAAATAAACTATGGGGTATTTGTGATAAAGGAGCTGATCAATCTACAGTAACAGCTGTTACAAAGAGAGTAAATGGTGGAACTATTGGTTTACCTGATCGTATTAAACATTTCAACGAATATTATAATTTATTAAAATAATGAGCGAGTTTCAATTAAAAGAAAAACAAGGGTATATTTACGTTGGTGAATATTTCCATAAATTTGGAGGTAATGTACCTACAGAAAAGAAATTAGGTAAAATAGATGACCTATTAAAAATCCCTCAAATCGATGATTATGCATTCAGTTTAGATTTTATTGCCGCTGATATTTATCTTGTTGAAGATGTTGATATGATTTATACAGCTTTAATTGTATTATTAAGTCATGATAATATTAAAGAAGATTGGTTTACGGATGGTGATGGAGATTTAAAAGAAAGAGTAGCTAGTTTTATGAAAGCTTTAGGGTATGGTGAAATTGCAGATGTAGATGGAGATGGTATTCCTGATCATCTAGATGACCATATTGGTTAAAAACACCGCGTTCCGCGGAAATTATAAGACAATGCGTTATAGGCGTTATACTAAAGTGTATGGCGCCTATATGTATTGATGTATGGACATTAATAAAATATTTGATCTATTTGATAATAAGGAACCTAATTCCCAAAAGGAAAAGGCCCAACAAATAGATATCCTAATAGATTATAAAAACCATCCTTTGTTCTGGGTGGGAATGTTCAAAAAACTAATTCAGAATCATCAAGTATTTAATGATCAATTATTACAATTTTTTGATAAATTAGATGAGGGATTAAGTACAGTAGATGTAGATAAAGCAGGTGAATTTATAGTGTTTAATAGAGCATACGAGTATATTCAAAAAGTAGATCCGGATAACTTGGTTGCCCAAGAGGCCCTATTTAGATTCGCCGATATACATCTTAAAGTAGCATTGGAACTATCTATAAATTACTTCCAGGAGAGAGAGGAATATGAAAAATGTGCTCATCTTAAAAAGATTCTACAGTTTGTAAAACTTCTCTTAATTTAAGCTTGGAGTATCTTACTTCTAACATTATATTCCAATCACGGGAAAAGGAAAAAAGTGAAAAGGAATAAAAGGGTAACAAGGTAACATATGAAAAACAGAGACATAATAATGAGGCGTTTAGAGAAAGCCGAGGGTAATATCGAAAAATTAAGTTTTTTCCTACATCGCCAAGGTACTAAAGAACAATTTGAAGAAACTCTTCAAACATTAAGAGAAACTATTTCCGAAACAAAAATGTTTGTTGATAGTGAACCTAAATCAACCGGAGAATTAAATAATTTTTAATATGAATTTAACAGCAGAAGAAATTCAAAGCAATTGGTCAAGACTAATTGGATTTATTGAGGATCATATTTCCTCACCACGCAGAGAGAACCTACTAAAGTTTTATGATAAATACCAAGAACGTCTAATTTTGATGCCTGCCGCACATAAAAAGGAGTATCATAATGCTTTTCCTGGAGGTTATGTTGAACATGTGAATCGCGTAATTACTTGCGCTTTACATTTACATGAGTTATGGGGACAAATGGGGGCGGATTTAACTACCTACACTAAAGAGGAATTAGTTTTTTCTGCTCTCAACCATGACCTGGGTAAAATGGGTGATGAGGAAAATGATTCATATATCCCTCAAACAGATAACTGGAGACGTGAAAAATTAGGGGAGGACTATATGTTTAATACTAAAGTTCCATTTGCCTCTGTTCCTGATAGAGGTTTATTTTTACTCCAATCCCATGGTATCCAGTATACATTTAATGAAATGATTACCATTCAGACACACGATGGTTTATATGATGAGGCAAATAAGAAATACTTAATGACTTATCTCCCAGAACAAAAACCTCGTACATCATTACCTTTTATTGTACACCAGGCAGATTTTATGGCTGCTCGTATTGAATTTGAAAGGGAATGGTTACCTAAATTACAGGATAACGTGGATACCTCAAAGAAATCATTTACATTGGAGTCTAAGAAATCAACACCAACCACTTCAGCCACTAAATCTAAAGCATTAAGTAGTGTAAAAAGTGAAGGATTAAGAAATTTATTAGACAACTTATGATACTAACAATTATATTACTTTTAATGTTAATCGTGACTCTTGGGTACACGACCTATAATCTTTTAAAGAAAAATGAAAAATTAGAAGATATGGTAGAAAACCAAAATGAAATTTTATCATCATATAATACTTATCTTAATAAAATATCAGACATAATTAATACATCTGATAAAAAAATTCATGAGGTTGATATTAAAGGTTCGTTTCAAAGTGATGATGAAATTGGGTTTTTCTTCACTAATATAAAAATGATTCAAGATGTTTTGAATCAATTTAAAATCAAAGATTTATGAGTGAATTAGAGGTAATAAAACCTAAAAAGAAAAAAGGAATACAATATTTTACTCAAGCAACTGAGGATGCTATTAATGAATATAATAGAGCAGCTACGTTCGAAGAAAAAAATAAAATATATCACGAACGTATCCACTATGCTTTTTTTAAGTTAACTGAAAATATAATTCATACTTTTAAGTTTTATTACACTGAGGTAAGTAATATTGAGGACTTGCAATTTGAAGTAATTTCATTTTTACTTTCCAAAATCCATTTATTTAATCCAGAACGAGGAGCTAAAGCATATTCATATTTCGGAACAATTGCAAAACGTTATTTAATTTTATCAAACCAAAAGAATTATAAAAAACGTATCGATACTGCGCCTATAGAAACATTAGAGGAAGATGAACGCCACTCGTATGAAATGGAAGATACTCAACCTATAGAACGTTTATCCGCGTATATAGATAAATTTACTGAGCATTGTACTGAAAATATATTTGAATTATTTCCAAAAGACGAAGACGCTCAAATTGCAGATGCTATTTTAGAATTATTTCGTAAACGAGAAAATTTAGATATATTTAATAAAAAAGCACTCTACATTTATATTCGTGAAATTATAGATGTTAAAACCCCTAAAATCACTAAGATAGCAAATGTACTTTATGAAGTGTTTAAAAAGGGTTATGTATTTTATTTAGACAACGGATATACAAGGTTTTGATTTTAATATTTATAATCAAAATTTATGAGTTTAGAAGCTATAGTATTTAAAAAGAAAAGATTTTCTGATATTTTAGAGGAAATTTATGAGAACCAAAAGAAAAAGGAATCACAAATTTCTGCTTTAATTGGAGAGTTAAAACCTCTTATTAATGATATTGGTGATGCTACTTTAGTTGTTCCTTTAATTAAGGAATATATGGAAATTGGTGTTAAAAACGATGAACAATTAATTAAAATGGCTACTATTGTTCAACGTGCTCTACAAGTTCAATCCCAAAATAATTCAAACGAATTAGCATTTTCAGAAGAAGAAAAAGCTCAATTATTTGATTTAGCTAAAAATGTAGGGGAAGGTAAAAAATAATGGCTTTTTATCCTGATGGTTTAGCAGCAGATATATCTTATCTTTCTGGTCAAAAAACAGATTCGGGATATTTTTCAATCACCCCTATTAGGGTAAAATATGTTTTTCTAGATTTAGAACAAATAAAAAAAGAAAAACCAAAATTATATGACCAATATCAAGGTGATTTTGCTTTAGGAGGTATATTATTTGATTCCGTTTCTAACCCAACCCCCCCAGAAAAAGAAGAAAGTGAATTTGAAAATTTTACTTTTGCATTACCTTTATTTCCTAATTTTAAACAAGTTCCATTAGTAAATGAAATAGCTTATATTATAAGTTTTCCATCTCCAAATTTACAAAACCCTAATTTTATAGATTTAAATAATACTACTTATTATTATTTTCTTCCTATTAATTTATGGAATAATATACACCACAATGCACTCCCCGACCCAACCTCTACTACAACCAAAACAACTCCTGAACAAAAATCATACCAACAAGTAGAAGCAGGATCAAGAGTTAAAACAACTGATGGGGTAGATGATATTTCTTTAGGTCAAACATTTAACGAACAACCAAACATAAAAAATCTCCAACCATATGAAGGAGATGTAATTTTTGAGGGAAGATGGGGTCAATCATTACGTTTTAGTTCAACGGTTCAAGGAAAAAATAATACTTGGTCTCAAAATGGTCCTGATGGAAAACCTATTACAATATTAAGAAACGGACAATATAATGATAATAAGGAATCATGGGTACCAACGGTTGAAAATAT